ATTGTTGAGTATAATATTCTAATTTAGGTACTAACTTACCTTCAGGTGAAATTCCCATTTTTTCTAAAACTTGACGACCTGCTTCTTCAACAGTCATCCTTACATCTAAATTTTCTATTAATATTTCACTTATGTGTTTTTTAAATTCGTCAGGAGCTGTAATTTCTAATTTTTCACCAGTTTCAGGATCACCAATGTTAAGACCATCAAGTCCTAACAATTTTGAAACTACTGCATCGTAACCTGTTTCGTTTGTTATTACGTCATAATTTGATTTTTGATTTATTAAAGAACGAATTTCTTCTTGAGGTGCAATTAAATCAAATACTTGTTCATTTAAAGATTCAGTAAACGGACTGTTGTAATCATAAAAATCCTCTACAGACATGTTTAATACAGTTTGTTGAAATGCTAATGCTAAACTTTCTAATGCTGCAGGGCTAATTTTATCTTTATTAAATCCAAGTTGTTCTTTTATTATTTTTGTAACTGTTTCAGAATTTTTAATTTCATTTCTAAAATCTACGTAATCATCGTAATCAACTCCAGATTGTAATATTTCAAATGATCTTTTAGTTGTAGGATTAGAATTATCTGCTTCAGGAAATATTTCTGTTTGACCAATAATAGTATTAATCCATCGTTGATTGTTTGAAGGAGTTGGATTAACTATTCCTTCAATAATATTTCCAACACCTCTAACAAAACTTGGGTTTTCTACATCTCCTTCACCAAGTTTTATTTGAGCATTGATCTCCGGCCAATAAGCATTTACATTGTTATATAAAACACCTTTTTCTCCATATTCTTCTAAAAGAGCTGTAGTGTTATTTGGGTCTAAAACTTGACCTGCTCTAATTAAAAATTCTCCTATTTGTTGACCTGTAGTTAATAACAATTCGTCATTTTGATCTAACAAATGCAAACTACTTATATCTCTAGCTTGATTTTGTATTCCTTCGTTTAAAGAACCACCTATTAAATCAACAGCGTCTGTTATTCTTCGTGGGTCTATCGGAAGATATCTAAAAGAATTTATTAAATCAGTACTATTTAAATCAACTATAGGAGATGTAACTCTTCCTTCTGCTGTATCTACATAAACATTTGTTACTACTTCTTTTTCAGGGTACAAATATGTCAAAACATATTTAACAGCTTCTGAATAAGGTTTATTAGCGTCAGAAATACCAACACTACCTCCTGATGCAACAAAGTCATAATAAGCGTTTCTGCCTTGCTGTAAATTTATAACACCTTCAGATTGTAAAGGTTGAAAAGCATTATCAACTATAGCAAAAACCATGTTTAAAATATTTTCTCCACTCATGCTTCTTCGTAAAGAACTGGTCAAATTGTCTTGAGCTGTAACGCTAAGATACGACATGTTTTGGGTTTGTTTTTTACCAACCACTATCTTTTCAATATGTTTTACTAAAGAATCTAACAAACGATTGTCAAGTCGATATCTAGTTAGATCACCATTGTTTGGACTAGTCATAAATTATTTCATGCCTTTCATAATTTGATTCATTAAATCAGGAGACAATTGAAGTTCATCTCTTAAAACTTTAGAAACACTTGCTTTGCTAGGTCTTGGTAGATATTGATTTTTAAATGAATCAATTTGTTCTCTGTAACGAGTTTGTGCTACAGCTAATGGATCGTTTAATAAATCTGTATTTTTTTTAACCATTAATCTACCCTTTGTCCAGATGGCATTGGTCTACCACCACCTGTTCCTGTTGCTAATTGTGATCCTAATAAATCTAAGCCACCCATTCCTTCTGGAAATACTGATTCTCTACCCTCTCCTGTTGCCATTCTAGCACCTTGTACATTTCTTTCACCTGGTCTTTGTAATTGTGCTTGACCAGGTAAATATTGTGTACCAAGTTGATTAGCTGGAGACGGAGCATCAGCTGCCGCAGCTCTTTGTCGTTCAAGTTGTACAGCTTGAGCAACTTCTTGTGCTTGTTGTTCTCTGGCTGCATCCAACAGTTTTTCAGCAGCTTGTTGATTCTGCTCTTCAAGAGGATTAGTAATGCCGACTCTTATCTGTGCTTCGTACAAACTAATAAGTCCGTTACCACCATTCCACAATCTAAGTGCTAATAGTGCTTCACGTTCTCGTTCTTCTGGAGCTTCTGCTTTAAGTGTGACAGAGTTTTCATAAAAATCTCTAATATCATCTGGAGATATAGATTGGTCAAACTCGTGCACTGTACTTCTAGCATGTACTGTAACTTTACCTTGAGCTTTATTTACAATAAGTTTTAAGAATCTTTGGTTAGCATCTTCCATACCACGAGCCATTGCATCAGCAAATTTACCAAATACAAGTCTACCTGTACCTGCTAATACTGATAATGCAAATCCTGTAGATACACCAGATGGTCGCATACCTCTGACAACATTAGGAAATGTAGCTTCCTCAATCATTGTTTGTACCATACCAAGCTGTTGTAGTATCTCTTGTGGTGGCATTGCAAGTGGAGATGGTTGAATATTTACATTGGGTCTTACCCAGTTCTTAGATGCAAATAGTTCATATTCATCCATTGTTGCTTCTGCCGATGACGCAGGTCCGTAAAAGTCTATTGTTCTCCATGCATATTGTCTTAGGATTGCTTCGTACTGTGTCAACAATCTTGCTTCAGAGTCTAATAAATTGTGTACTGGTTTTAATATACCTTGATATTTTCTTTCAGGTTCTCCAGTATTGTAATCCATAGATGCTGCAGGTTGTACTTTTATATAAGGGTTAAATCCATAGCCATGTTTATGCGGCCCCCATACCCATTCGCCATCTGCCATTCTGCCATGCCATGTGTCATCCCAGTATTCCATAAACATAACTGTTTCAGATGATTTCATCATTGGTTGCCATTCTGGATACATCATTTGTATATCGTTACAAGATGCATCGTAATATTCTATTGCCCATTTCATACCTGTTCGAGACTCATCCCATACTATATGTCTTGGACTAACAGCATCTAATACAAACGGAAAAGATATATCTCTTTTATCGAGATGATCTTGTAATGCTTCTTTATATTCAGCTTCGTCTGCATAATCTTCTAAACGTGGTGCGTCCGGCCATTTGTCTCCATCCCACCATGCTTTCATAAATGCAACACCATACTGTATAGAATGTTTTACAACAGTTCTTTTAGTATGTTCTGGTATATGCATCCATACACCTTGTAAAAACTTCTGTATTCTTTCGGCTCTGTTTTTAGCTCTAGGTGATGGAGCAGGTACAAATATTGCAGGGTTATTTACGTCAACGTGATCTGTTGCAACATTTACAATTGCGTGTGGAGTTGCAGGTCGAACAGGGTCAATTGGCATATCGTCTGGTATTGGTACTGGTCTTTCGCCAAAATAAAATTCATCTTCTTCATCGCATTGAGAATGAAATACTTCAAAGTGATCTTTGTATGTAGAGAAAAGTTGTACTACTTCATCTGCTGTAGGTGCAGATGAATCATATTCTTGATCTCCCATAACCAAAGGTTTGCCTGTATTATAATCTATCATTACCATTATAGATCAACTCCTGACTTATCCCATCGTTCTTCGACTCTGGCTAGTCTTCTTGCTTTCATTATTTTTTCACCTGGACTCATACCACCTGTTCCATATCCAGAATTAGTTTCAGCTTGTGTTGGCATATATCTTCTACCAAACCCTCTTCCTCTTGTACGAGAACCTTGAGGTTCATTACAAGCTGACAATGCTAATCCTAACGCAAAAACTTCATCATCATGTTCACCTGCTGGAGCTTGAGCTTTAAAGTTTCCATTAGACATTCTAATATGTTGAAATGCTCTAAGCTGTCTTAACAATATAGGTATTGCTGGAAATGTTATTGTTTTATGTTCCATCGCTACAGTCAAAGATGCAAGCATTTGTTCTCTTATATTTTTTTGTAACGATACTCCTTCTATTGGCATATTATACGTCATAAGGTCTTCGACCATTGCACGACCCATACCAGTGGCATCTGCCACAATTCTTTGAAGACCCCATTCTTCACTGATTGCAGCTATGTGTTGTTGTACCTGAGCCCATGACTGGCTATCCCAAAATTTATGGTATACAACTCTACGTTCATCTGCATCCATAACAATAAGTACAGTAAAGTCTCGGCTAACACCTAAATCTAAACCTCCTACATATTGTTTACCTGGAAGTGGAGCTTCTAACAAATCTCCTTGTATACAATTTTCTATATTAGGAAAAAACCCTGCTGATAGTGAATAATCTGCAAGATACATTCTACGCCATGCTGACTCTGGCATTACTTCTTTGTCACCTTCTACTTCTGTTACATCATCGTCATTAAGAAGTGGGTTTTGATATACAGTGTAATGAAAGTATCTGTGGTTTTTGTGTGCACCTCTTTGTGCTGCGGCACATCCACGTCTAAACCAATGTTCTGGATAAAGTGACGGAATCCCTTCGTACACAGCTTTGCCCATGCGACCAGCTTGGCGTAGGGTGGGACGCAATTTTTCTGCGGCCGCATTTGGTATGTCTTGAGATTCCGACACCCATAAAAAATCTAATCCAACAGTTTGTAGTGATTGTGCGTTGTCAGCAGATTTTAATTCAATGAGTCCCCATACTTCTTCTGTGGCACCATTGAGTGTAATAGTCATATTAGCTTGATTAGTTTCTCTAATCCATGATGGGTCTAGTAGTTGTAGCATTTCATTCCATGCCTGTCTACCTTGAACGTATGAAGGTGCAACTACCCATGCGTGAAAACCTGGTGGTACTAATTGATATTTATTAATATGTTCTATAGGTCTATCAAGAGATTCGTAATAAGCAGCTTCTAGTTCTCCAAGAGCACAACGTGATTTGCCCCATCGTCTAGCTGCCTCTATCCATTTTTCTTTTGCATGTAATGTATGAACTTCAATCTGACCTTCATGAGGAGAGTATCGTGTCCGTAGCAATTGAGTCATCTTTTAATTGTCCTTTGGGTGTTCTTCTATCAGGAAGAACAGCTCCAGGTTTCATATCATCTGCTGTTACAGGTCGTATTTTAGGTTTTATTTTTCCTCTACCTGCTCCTGTTGTTACGCCCTCTTCATCAGGCAAAGAATGTATTTGTTTTATAACTGCTAATCTTTTTTCTACTGTTAATTCAGGATCGTTAAGCATTTGTACTAGATGCCATTTTGCTACACGTTTAAGTTCATTGTTAGGTAGTTCATCTACTCCTACAGCTTTTTGTCTTACGTTTTGGCATGCATATTTAAAGTTGGTATCTCTGTTTACCCATTTTGTTAACCATGATTGGCTTCTACCTATATATGCTAATGCTCCAGTATCTTTTGCATGGAATTGTCTAACCCATAAAAAAGATTTCATTTCAGAACTAAAATTATCCCAACCATCTATTTGAGAACCATAACCTTGATTCTTTGCAGCTGATGCAATTGTGGCTGCTATCAGACCTGGATGTATATCTTCTGCTAATTTACGTGCCATTAATATCCCGGAGGAAGTTGTTGTGGTTGAAAAGCATTACGATTAAAAGTTGGAGAATTTGGATCAAATGGAGATGCGCCTGGATTAGGAGGTTGCTGTTGTGCCATTTGTCTTGTCGTAAGTTGTTGTCCTCCAGGTTTTGGAGGTGTAGACCTTTGAGCAAAGTTAGCAAACTGTTGTGGGTTCATCACAGGTGGTTGTGCCTGTGGTGTGGACACACCACTAACAGCTTGTCCTAATTGAGACATTGCTTGACCTTGTGCTTGTAATGCTCCCATTGTTCTCTGAAACAAATCTCTTAAAAGATTGTTTTGAGCTTCTCGTGTCATAGGTGGTGTATTTCCAGGCATGTTTATATTTCTTTGAAACAAATCTTGGAGTTGCTTTATTAAATTACCAGCATCAACGGCTGTAGTAAAACCTGGTATAGAAGGAGCTGATATATAACTAGGTGTTGGTTTTCCAGTAACAGCAGATTGTTCACCTGATCCAATTGGAATATCAAAAGGTGAATGTCCGGGTATATGTGGCATTACTTCATACCTCTTTTTTTTCTTTTATCTCTTTTAGGTGGTCGTCCTCTTTTTGATCCGTATGTTCCTTTTCCACTAGGCATTACTTTCTCCTTTTCTTTGCTGTTTTAGCTGATTGCTTAAATGCTTTTGTTGTGGGTCTACCTTTTTGACCTGGCTTTCTCATTTTCTCGCCAGAGCCTGCTTTTATTCTTTTGCGTTTAGCATGAATATTAGCATATAGTCCTCGTCTTGCTTTAGCCATTATGTCTTACCTTTAGATTTTTTAGCTTTGTTTCTAGCACTGATAGCTCTACCTTTCTTTCTTGCATCGGCAGAAGAACTTGCACCCCATGCTCGTAGTGACAAAAGTTTACGAGTAGGCTTTCCTTTAGAATCAAAGTCTGGCCCTTTGGATGCACCCATTCTAGCCAGG